TCAATTGTCGCATATACCGCGCCGGTCAGACCCAAAAGACCGAGGTCATACAGATCGCTTCCAAGGACACTTGGGAGACAGCGGTGTACGACAAATTGGAAACCAAACTGGGGAAGATGGAAGACCTCCTCCACATTCTAAACAACTTACATAAGCACGGAGATGCGAATGAGTGAATTAAATACAAGCGAACTAATCGATAAGCGATTAGCAATCAGACAAGCGTTAGCTGACCTTGCCGAGCAAGAGAAGCACCTCAAAGAGCAGCAAGAAGAGGTGGACTACCAGCTAATGCAGAAATTGGAAGCAGATGGTTTGAGCAAGTTTTCAAATGACCAAGCCACTATTTCAATAAGCGAGCAGATAGTTCCACAGGTCGAGGATTGGGATGCATTTCAAGCCCACATTCTTCAGACCGGTGAATTTGAGCTCGTACAACGCCGAGCAGCAGTCAAAGCGTATCGCGAACTCAGGGAGGCTGGGGTAGAAGTTCCTGGTGTCGTTGACTTCACGAAGCGCGGATTGAATGTTCGGGCAATCTAACTTTCTTAATTCTTTATTAGGTATTTATTTATGAGTAAGTCAAATCAAGCAGTAGCACCTGTCGAGCCTGTTAATACATTGCCAGCGGTTGATGCCCTTCCAGATTTTCTGAAAGGCAAAGATGATCGAGGTAACGAAAATGTTGGCGATCAAGTGGAAATTCCACGTCTCAAGCTACTTCAGAAAATGTCAGGCGAGGTAGACAAAAATGACCCTAATCACGTAGAGGGTGCTGAACCAGGATTGTTCCTTAACAAGCTCACTAATGAGCTTTTAGAAACGATCCATGTGATCTCGATTAATTTCATGGTCGAGTTCGTTGTCTGGCGTAAACGTGAGAACGGCGGTGGCAAGCAAGGCTCTTTCTCGACTCGCCAAGAAGCTGACAAGTTTGTGGCTGACATGGGCGAAGGTATAGCTGCTCAGATGGACATTCAAGAGAACCACCAGCATTTGGTTCTGGTGTATGACGAGAATGACGGCAAGCTTCGTAGTACACCGTTCATCATAGACATGAGCTCTACCAAGCTTAGAGTCTCTCGTAACTGGAATTCTCAGCTTCTCACAAGAGGTGGTGAGCGTTTCTCTACGATCTGGCGGTTTGCCCCTACACCAATGTCAAATGACAAAGGTTCGTGGGTTAATCTGAAAGCAGAGTACGTAGGCTTTGTGGCGAGCGAGGAAGATTATAAGCGAGCTGAAGAGCTTTACGAGTCAACCAAAGGTGGCACTATCCACTAATCTGAGAACGGCAGTACTCTTTGAACGAACATAGCTTTGTTAAATCTGTTCATAGGGTACTGCCCTCTTCCGTTTACCGCTGGAAAATACATGACACGTATACAGGTGGTGTACCTGACGCCTTATATTGTGGTCCAAAAGGACTACTTTTTGTTGAATATAAGTGGGTTACGCTGCCTAAGCGACCTAGTACATTAGTAAAGTTCGGTATCTCTAAACTTCAATTAGAGTGGCTTGACCGGTTTGAAATGTACGGACAACATGTTATTGTCGCCATCGGCCACTCTTTAGGAGTCCTAATACTTACAGAAGGACAGTGGCATTTGCCTTTCACGAGCGCACAAGCTTTAGAGCAAAGCGTATCCAGGAAAGGTTTTATTGACGGAATAGTGGGAATGACACAGGATGGTACGACATGAAAACTACCAGTAGCGGTAGTCGAGGTATTAGCAAAGTAGAAGCCGCCAAGAAAAAAACAGCAGCAGATCAAAAAGCACTTAACTTCAAACGTCTCTGGAAGCAACGCAAGCAAGAGCTCGACATTACCCAAAAGACTGCTGCCGAACAGCTCGGCATGACACAAGGCGCATTTTCTCAGTACCTTAACGGCCACACTGAGATGAACGAAAAAGCCGTGATGAAGCTTGCGAAGTTTCTAAACGTGCGGCCAGAGGAGATAGACAAGTCCTTCAAGGACAAGATGGTTAAGACACCGACCCCTACTCCTATCGAAGCTGTGCCGATTACCTATCTTACCACCGACGCTAAGACGAAGATCAAGAAGCGTTACCTGCCCGAGGTGTTCCAAGGCCACGATGTAGACTCTGTCGTTTGGGTGGAGGTCGCCTCTGATATGAACGTCATCAACCACCCAGATTTAACAGAAGAACAACAAAGGACGATCCCCAAGGGCTCGGTGATGGGCTGTCTTGACGTAGATTCAGTGCCGTATAGCTATCTCAGCTCCGCGCCACGCATATATTTAGAGGAGACAGCGAAGCATAAGGCGTTCAAGTTTAGGTTCACTTTAACGCCTCCCGCCCTAACAAAAGACACGGTAAAACTCTATACCGTTGTAGCTATTTTATTTAGCTAAAAGTGACAAATATATGTTGCGATATGCGATTTCTCTGGTATTCTCCATTAAGTATTAGCGAATAATATTACTGCTAATATATTGCAACAGTCAGGAAGACATATGGATCAGGTGAACCACCCCCCCCATTACAATGCCAACAACGGTATTGAGTGTCTGGACGCAATCGAAGCGTCTATGTCTCCTATTGAATTTCGCGGTTACTTGAAAGGCAACGTCGAGAAATATTTATGGCGGTACACCTATAAAGGACATCCCCTAATCGATTTGGAAAAAGCTGAATTTTATCTGGCTAAACTCCTGGAAGCGGTACGAGAAGTGGAAAGCAAACCTAGTAATCCTACTACTAACTAAGTGGCTAATGAATAACTGGTGATTCAGGAGCTACAACAGGAGCAGGGAGCTACACCTTATGATGTCTAACGCCGCCAAGGAAACTCTTCTCAGGGACCACCTTTCCAAGACATATGGCCCGTTAATGGATCTCGATGATCTGGCAAACACTTTACGTCTGAAGAAGCAGACGTTGTATCAACGGATTTATCTGAACAAACTTCACATACCCCGCATCAAGAACGGGAAGAAGTATTTATTTCAGACCACCGACGTGGCTGAATTTATTCTGTATGACTGCAACTCAGCTAACCATTAAGCTTTGACACTAGGCTCTCAGCCGTAAGCTGGGTGTAGCGTAACAACTGCTTCCAATCCTTATGGCCTGAGATCCTAGCCACTTCTTGGATCTGCAACCCCTTCTCGAAGAATCGAGAGATCGCCTCATGCCGCAGATCGTGAAAGTGTAAGTCATCTATCCCCGCTTTCTCCCTGACTATCGCGAACCTGTCGGACACCGAGCTCGCCAGTTTTACATCAGGGAACACCTTCCCCCTATGTGCCGTGCCTATACCCCAATCACGCAATACATCGAGAGCTGCCTCGCTGACCGGTATCACTTGGTCGTTGCCCTTCTTCTCTGTCGGGTGCTTACGGTCCTTAATGAAGATCGTGCTGGCCTCGAAGTCTACGTGCTCCCATTTCAGTTCACAGATCTCCGACTGCCTCATGCCCGTCTCAACTGCCAATCTGATCATCGGACCCATCCAACCTGACCGGTGCTCATCCGCTATTTCGAGCAGTGAGATCAGCTCATGGGGGGCCACCCTGCGGTCCCTGTGTTTACTGCCGCCCACCAAACCTATCTTTGAGAGGGCTGACAACGCGTCTCTCGCGGCGTTTGACGGCAGATCTACACCCCATAGGGTACGTGCGTGCTCGATCATCTGGGCGAGATATGTGAGCTGCTGGTTCAATGTGGCCTTACCGATTGGCGCTCGACCCTTGTACCCTGCCCGTCGTTTCTCTGCGTATTGGAAGATATGCTCGGGCGTTAGCGAGCTGATAGGGATATCTGTGAAGTGTTCAGCAGTGAGCTTGATGGTGGACATCTTAGATCGAGCGAAGGGTCGGTGCGGATGCACCTCTTTGATATACCTGTCCAGGAGCATGTCCACAGTCCACTCGCTGGCCACAATCTCATGTGCCGTGGTTGATGTGAGCTCTGCCTTCTTCTGAGTGGCCCATGCCACTGCTGCTGGTTTGGTCGGCAACGTCTTGTAGTACCGCTTGCCCTTGTGGCTGACGGTTACATACCAGTTATCACCGCGTTTCAGGTAACGTG